AATGGTAATGCTACTACAACAGTATCAAATTTACCTGTATATAATCCTGCGGATAGAACACGAACTACTATTAGAGAAATGACTGGAAATCAATTAGATAATAATCATCTTAATATGGAAAATCAGAAAGCAAACGCTTATTTAATTTCGAAACAACAATCAGTTGAAGTTCAGCGCGATACTACATCTTGCTCATATGTTGGTAGCGCTGGCGGTCCAACTACAAATACTGCTATACAAAGTTATGCTTCTGCCTATAACCAACATAATAATGTAAATAAAACTTATCCAAATAGACCAAATCATGGACAAACAGATGATTTTAATAATGATCAAAATATTCATATCGACAGACAAGATGCTGATCGTAATAATAATCGCATGTGGGCTCCAAGAGGTGGTCAAAGCACAATTCCCAGTATGGAAACACACGGAAGTATTAGTGCACCACAATATATAGATGAATGCCAGGGATGTGACAGAATTAATCCTGATATTTTAACTGCATTTAAACAAAATCCATATACACAAAGTCTTCAAAGTTGGGCATAAATAAGTGTGTCATATAAAAGTATTATTAAAATAATATATAATAAACTATACAGTAAAGAAAAAAATATTATAATATTTTTCATTATAATATATTTATAATTTAATTGTATAGTATAATTTAATTGTATAGTATAGTATAATTTTATAGTATAATTTTATAGTATAATTTTATAGTATAATTTTATAGTATAATTTACCATAAAAACATATAAAACATATGAAACATATTTAATAAATAGAACCTATATATACTTATATGTCTCTCCAAATACATAAAACAATTATAAATAAATTACAATTTTTTTTAGAAAATAAAAAAATACCCAATATAATATTTCATGGTCCAAGTGGCAGCGGAAAACGCACAATCGTCCACCAATTTGTATCAAATATTTATGAAAATGATAAAGAATTAGTAGAAGCGTATGTAATGAATGTTAATTGTGCACATGGAAAAGGAATAAAATTTGTAAGAGATGATTTAAAATTTTTTGCAAAAACCCATATAAATATCAAAGGTAGTGGACATTTCAAAACTATTATTTTATCAAATGCAGATAAACTAACAATTGACGCTCAATCTGCTCTTCGAAGATGTATAGAACTTTTTAGTCATACAACCAGATTTTTTATTATAGTAGAAGACAAATATAAATTATTAAAACCAATTTTATCGAGATTTTGCGAAATTTTTGTATGTGAACCGGTGATAGATGGTAAAAAAATAAATCTTCATAAATATTCATTGGATAATAGTTTTGGTGTAAATAATGAAGAGAGAAAAAGGCAACAATGGTTAAAAAAATCCTTTGAAAAAACTGATTTAACAAATCATGATAAAATTATGAATTTTTCCATTAAATTATATGAAAAAGGTTATAGTGGATTAGATGTATTAACGTATATAGAAAATTTAGAGATGGATAATTTAAAAAAAAATCAATTTCTTCTGGCTTTTCACAAAGTTAAGAAAGAATTTAGAAATGAAAAACTATTAATTGTTTTTATATTGAATTTTCTTTTTATACGTTCTGATTATGATTTAGAAAATATATCATTTATGTAAAGTAAAATGGATGATTATTCTATTGCAAGTTTGGGAGAATCCAAGAATGAATGGTGTGCACGTCTTGTAAATATTTTTACACCCGCAGTTATTGTTGGTCTTAAATCTATTTTCAGTGAAGCGTGGACTTTATGTAAAGATAATGATGAAGAAGATAAATATTTAATGACTTTTCAAACATTTTTGAGTCGTGTTCCAAAGTGGAATTCAACAATTATTGAGGAAGAACGTAAAAGAATTAGTGAAGTGTCGGGGTGTGGTTATTTGGAAGAGTTAATAACGTGTGTTCATATTATACAATTAAAAGCACTTACGTGTGTACGTGTGGGACAAAAACAAAAAAAGATTGATATAGATATACCATCAGTAGATAATTTTGTTCATAAAGTTTATATAAGTGTTGCCCGCAAACTTTATACAAATATCTATTTATTTGAAAAAAATATTGCCCCTTTGCAAATCCAAAAACATAATCGTGAATTAGAAATAATAATTAATGAGTGTGTTCTTAATACAGTTCGAGATACAATGCCTGTAGAAATGATTCTACGTGCATATATGGATGAAACCGAAGAACAAGATGTTGAAATTAAAGAAGAAGAAATTATTAAAGAGGTTGATACACCACCACAAACAGATAATACAGACACCACAGAAACCAATTCTGCCGCTGCTGCGGATTCCACTACTCAAACTGATACTACATCTAAGGAAGAAGAACAAACACCATTTACAATAGAAAATCCTTCTACAACAACAGAAAATGAATTATCTGCTGCATCTGCGGATTCAGAATCAATGCAATCGCCTGCTATTATAAAAACGCAGGATTCTGTACCTATTGCATCATCTCCAAACGAAGATGAAAATATTTCATTAATGATTAAAACACCTACTATTAGCGAGGATGCAGATCGAGTTGGATTTTCTAATGTCGATAACGCTATATCTACTACAGGTATAGAAAGCACTATTGATGCCCCTAAAACAATTGAGCGATTAGAACAGATTGCATCTGAATCAGCAGAGCGACGTAAAGCAGAAGAAGAAGATGATATGGAAAGTAAACTTACTATTGGTAATGAAGTAAGATTAGAGATAGCAGATATTAATGATCTTAATAGAACGATGACATTAAATCCTCCAGTTTTAGATGATGTTGAAATGATTGCATAAATTGCGTAAATAAATGAGTTTGTTTTTAACAATTTATTTTAATAATGGAAAGTTCATTTATATCTGCCGGAGCAATAGCTGTAATTTATATAATTCTTAAAGTAGTTGAAATGCGAGTAATTTTAAAAGAAACCAAACCTATAAAAGATTTAGTAAGAGATACAGTCATTGTATATCTTAGTAGTATTTTAGGAATATTTGTTTTAGATCAATTCGCTGCTGGAATTACTAAGATTTCACCAACATCTGCTTTTACGGGAAATCCCGATTTTTAAATTAGTTAAATATATGTATTATTTTATCATATATTTAACAAATATATGTATTATTTTATCATATATTTAACAAATATATGTATTATTTTATCATATATTTAACAAATATATGTATTATTTTATCATATATTTAACTCTGTATCAGCACATATAAGATGGTAAATTATCAATATTTATAATTTTTCCTGTTTTATTAATTTTTTTTTTGCTAACAACAAAGTTTTCAAAATAAGGTTTACGTAAAACATCTATAGGTATATGTTTATGAACTGTTCGCGCTATCATTTTATAAAGTTTAAATTCAGGATATCTCTCTTCACCATTATTCTTATACATAACATTTCTGTTTTTATCATCAACACACCATTCTAAAATAATTTTTTCAATAGATGATGTAACATTTTTAATTTCTGAAATATCATCAACAAAAAAATCAAATAATGAACAACCAAGACGGCATAAATCAAAACTGAAATTTGGTTCTAATCGAGGTTTATTTTTATTAAAGTAAGGTTCAAAATTATATTGAGTTGCAGCGTCACCTTTAGAATGAAAACTGTCACTACAAATAACAGTACCTCTAAATTTATAAATTGCCCTTCCAAAATCAATAATTTTAAAAATACGTCCGAATGTTGGCACTTTATAATGTTTACCATCAACACGATAATAAAGATATTGTTTTTCTGTAGAAACGTACATAATATTATTTGTATGTAAATCATTATGTGTAAGACCAAATGTTTTTTGAAATGTAATAAGAATCATAAGAATTTGAATAATAATAGAACCTAATTCTTTATTACTAAATTCATGATTTATCAGGAGAGAATCTAAAGTTTTTTCACATTTCTCAAGCGAAATAATTTGAACTGGAAATTTAGAAATAGTAGCAAAAACAGAATCCTCAGTAGCCATAGAACAACTGCTTCCACTATATTCAGTGTCCAATTGAGATAGGGTATCTTTATCATCAGGATCATCACAATCAGAAGATTCATTATCTGTGTTAGAAGAACGTGATGAACAATTACTTGTTGTGCTACATGCACTACGTTGATTACCGGAATTATCATATACAAATAACAGTTCTGCGTCACATAATTGGATGCACTTATGCTTTTGCTCTTGCTCTTGCTCTTGCCCTTGCTCTTGCTCTTGCTCTTGCTTTTGCTCTTGCTCTTGCTCTTGCTTTTTAAAAAGAGCGTCAAACTCTGATAAATCGCTTATATCTGATAAATTCAAAACATTATTAGATAAAGTATCTGTATCAAAGGATAATTTCTCTTTATAATTACGTGTATCAAAATTCATTAATTCAGAATAAAATCCATTTTCTAATTTAAATAAATTATCTTTATTTTTATGGAAAAAATCAGATTTGTTTATATATTCTAAATCTTCAGTAACATCAACAGAAAAATCATTTTTAGTGGCAAGAAAAGAACCATAAAAGTCTAAACTATGAATAAAATTATGAGTATGTAATAATTGACTTGTAAGATATGTAAAAAATCCATCCACATATGCAGCATTATTTATATCTCGTATTTTAGCGTGTGAATCTTTAGAATTATACTCTGGAAGATTAAGAAGACTGGAATTCGATATATCATATTTACCAACTATATATTTAACTGGGTCTAATAAAGGACTAAATTTAAAAAATACAGGTTTAGATATTATAATTCCACTATTATCTATTAGTTTACAATTAAAAATATTATTACTAATTTTATCATTAACATCATAAAGTGATAATGTATTATTCAAATTAATATTATTATAATTAGAATCTGTTAATGAAAAAAATTTAGAGTATAAAGGAATATAATTTTGTGCATCTGATGCATTTATAAAATCTTCTTTTGCTAAAGCAGTAAATAAAGAAGAATTATTATTCTTTTTATAAGAAAAGTCCATTAATGATGTAAAATATTTATTTAATTCTATCTAAACTAATTTATGCGGAATACATTTATTCTTTTTCTCTCTAAGTGATACAAATGACACTTGAATTAAAAAAATTTGATATGCGACAAATAAGTTTTAAAGCAGATGAAATAAATGGACCTGTTGTAGTATTAATTGGCCGTCGTGATACAGGTAAAAGTTACTTAGTGCGTGATTTATTATTTCATCACCAAGATATTCCTATTGGAACAGTTATTTCAGGTACGGAAGCAGGAAATGGTTTTTATTGTAATCATGTTCCCAAATTATTTATTCACGATGAATATAATACTGCTATCATCGAGAATATTTTAAAAAGACAAAAAACTGTTTTAAAACAAATAAAGAGAGAAATGCAAAATTACAAACGTTCGACAATAGATTCAAGAGCATTCGTTATTTTAGATGATTGTTTATATGATGCAACATGGACTAAAGATAAAATGATGCGATTACTTTTTATGAATGGACGTCATTGGAAAATTATGCTAATTATTACTATGCAATATCCTCTTGGTATCCCACCTAATTTGCGAACAAATATAGATTTTGTATTTATATTGCGCGAACCTTATATTGCAAATAGAAGACGCATATGGGAAAATTACGCCGGTATGTTTCCCACATTTGAATCATTTGTACAAGTCATGGATCAGTGCACGGAAAATTATGAATGTCTGGTTATAAATAATAATTCAAAATCCAATAAATTGCAAGACCAAATATTTTGGTATAAAGCAGAACCTCATGGAAATTTTAAATTAGGATCTAAGGAATTCTGGGAATTATCTAAGGATCTTAATTCTGATGATGAAGATGAACCATATGATCCAAACTCAAGTAAAAAACGATCTGTACCACGCATAAATGTTAAAAAAAGTAGATGGTAGTACACCCTTGAAGATTTAAAATGGTACGCCTCTTAGGCGTTCTATCCGATCTTTAAGGGCAACGTTACCGATAAATGAATTTAAAAGGCAAACGCTTACAGCGTTTGTCCCATTTTAAATCTTCATCGGTGTATAATTATATTTTAGTTTTCATTTTGGGTGATACACACTTCATATTTTCAATAGTCTCTTCGACATTAATATCACTACGATAATCATAATTACATTGATGACTTTCGGATAATCTATGTGTTGTACAATGTTTTTTACCACACCTACACATAGAAGTTATATCTTCAACTAATGATATTTTTTTCTTACAACCATCAAGAGCACATACAGATTTTGTCATTACTACTTATATATAGTTAATATTATAATATTAAATATTATAATATTTAAGTAGTTATTTACTCATTTTAAGTGGTATCTACAGAAGTATCTTCGTTTGTGGATACTTCTTGCACATCTACAGCAGGTGCGGGATCCGAAATATTAATAACTAAATTCTCTTCATTAGATTCATTTGCTTCATTTGCTTCATTTGCTTCATTTGCTTCATTTGCTTCATTTGCTTCTTTTGCTTCTTTTGCTTTATTTTCTGTGAGTGTACTCAAACCATGATCTGATTTTTTATAATCAATCACTACATCTTCGCTCTCAAATAGTTCTTTTCTAATATCTGCAACTGCAACATTTTCATTAGTATTGCCTGTCAATCCAGATTCAAATGTTGTTACATCTTTGACACTAACCAAGTTACCATCTTTATCAATCGTTTGCGTCAATACGTTACCACTTTCCATTGCTTTCTTTTTATTTTCTTCCATAGCCTTCTCTTTAGATTCCTTAATACGTTTATCAAATTCAAGTTTAGCCTGTTTCTCATTTTTCTGCTTCTCATGCATCAATTGATTTAGTTCATCTTCCAAGTAATCAACACGTCCGGTTTTATATGCCTCGGGATGGAAAGGCATCCACATACCTACGGGTCCAACAAATACATCATGATTGGGATCAACCTCACGCAGCATCTTACAACGAAGTTCTGCTTCCTGCTGACTGGGATATGAACCACGCACTTTAAGACCACGTGTGCATGTTTTGAAATTATTTGTATCATTAAATTGTTTCTCGAGTTTCTCTTCATTGTTATCAATATAAGTTTTAAATTCATCTTCCAGTGTAGTTGCAAACAAATTACCTTTTTCTTCAGCACAAAATTCTTGCAAATCTTTTGTTAAATTATCAAAATTCAAATTATATTTATAAGCAAGAAAACTTAGAAATTGTGTATATTTCTCCAAAGATTTAGCCATATTCCATTGCTTTAGGAATTGCTGAAAATAATAAAGATTTTTGTCCGCTAAAATTTTTTCTGGAGAGACAAACGAAACACAAACAAATTTTTGTCCAGCTACAGTTTTATCTTCATCCAATAAATCAACATATTTAGGATTATTTGTTCCATCTAAATTAATTCTATGAACAATACCATCGGAATGTCCTGCATTATTATCTTTAGTAAATTCCGCCATTTATAAACTATTAATCACATTACATTTTTAAGTTTTATCCGCATATATATATATTTTTTTCTACATAATATCTATAAAATGTTGAACATTGAAGGACTTAATCTTGGCGAACTCGTTAAGCGCGCTATCAAATACTTGGTTGAAGGTCTGATGGTTGCTCTTGCTGCTTTCGCTATCCCCAAGCGTTCGCTCAATCTTGATGAGGTTGCCCTCATCTCCTTGACTGCTGCTGCCACTTTCAGCATTCTGGATACCTACGTCCCAAGCATGGCCGTATCTGCCCGCAGCGGTGCTGGTCTTGGTATTGGTGCTAACCTTGTCGGTTTCCCCCGCACTTAAGTTATAAAACTAAATACAATTAATATTTAAGTTAAACTATCATAATTATGATTTCTTTCTTTCTATTATTAGGAAGATATCATATAAAAATATAACTTATATTAAGCATATATTAAGCATATAATGAATGATTCAAAGTGGAAACTTAAGCACATCAAAGAATTAAATAAAAATTATTTTGAAGAACTTAAGAAAATTTATCCAGATCGCATTTTATCCTGTAAAGACATATTAACTGGGTTAAATATTTTAAATAATGGAGATTTCCCATCTATTATGTTAATAGATTCAAATACATCAACAAATAAATTTGTATGTTTTAATTGTGATGATGATAAATTTAATTCAGTATTTAGACATTTTGAATGTATTTCAAATGAATATAATACACTGCGTAAACAGTCACAAATTAATATTGAACGACTTAAAACTAACTAATTAAATTGTAGGAATAAATTCCCAATCTAATTCCCCGCATATTTTCTTCCATATTTCGTCCTGCTCTATTCTTTTCTCTCTATCTTTAAGCATAGGAAAAAAAGGAAGAAATTGCCTTTGATCCAATAATTCACACAATTTATATACAGTATAATAATAATTAAGGAAGTTAACTCTATCGTCGGGACAATATTTGGCGTAGGGTCCTTGAATATCAGTAAAAAGATTACATAATCTTTCTTCTAGTTCCGCACTCATAATAGGAGGTTTTATACCTAATTTATCTTTAATAAATGGTATATGCTCATAATATTTATTATATCCCAATTTTTTTAGAATATCTTTTGCTTTTTTATTTGTGATTTGTGTTAATTTAATTCTCTCTTTTTTAATTTGTAATTTTATATTTTCAAGAACTTCATCAGGAATTAAGGTTGTTTCTTTTGCTTGGAATTGTGCCAAAATTTCTCTAAAATGATTTATACGTTTATATGCATAAAAGCAGACTTCTTTAGGTGGTTCTTTATAAGAAGGTTTATCATTTTCCACTAAAAATTTTATACTATTAGAACAATTATTACATACAAGAATTCCTTCATGATCTACTGGTATAAGTTCTCCTTTATTACAATTTTGACATATATCTGTTTGCATCACAAAATTATTTATATCAAGAAATGTTTCATCCACATTAGTTAAATATTTTTGGACATTTGTTCTTTCTTTGGATACTGTATCAGCATTTTCACGCTTAATATTAAAAAAATCATTAAGTAATGTAGTTTTATTTTTTCCTTCGGAAATTTGTTTTTTATTTTCAAAATATTCAAAAACATATTTTGAATTATTAAGAAGATACTCTTTTTCTGCTCTTTTGATATTTAATATTTCCTCTTTAAGAATTACGAGTCTATCCCGCATATCTAATGATTGCTCAATAGTAATATTAGGATCTTTTAGTTTTTTTTGAAGTTCTTTTTTTTCTTTTCTTAATGTTGGTAAAACAACATCAGTTTCATGGCGAAATACATCAAGTAATTCTTTATGTTTTTCATCTAATGTAATATTCGTTTTTTGATTTATTATAATTTTTTTTGTATTTTTTGGTTTAAAATTAGGCATTATACATATTTATGTAGTAACATTTTTAATTTAAAATAAATATTATAATATTAATTTTTGCCTTTTTTTTGATTTTTAAATAATTACAAATTTATTGGGTTTAACATATAATTATGTTTTCTATTAAAATTCTAAGAATGGAGACTATTAATTTTAACACACCGCAAAATATAGAGATAAATTATATTAATTTTCAAAAAATGACATTTATATATAACGCTATTCAAAATGGGTGGGAAGTGAAACTTAAAGACGATAAATATATTTTTTCTAAGAAGCATGAAGGTAAAAAGGAAATATTTCTTGATACGTATCTAAAGAAATTTATCGAAAAAAACATGGATATTAATCAATTAATACAATAAATGAATTAATTACATTTAGCAAATTTTTTTTTCTTTCCCCATATTATAACAATATGGGAGGAGGTTTAATGCAACTTGTCGCTTATGGTGCCCAGGATGTCTATCTTACGGGCAATCCTCAGATTACTTTCTGGAAGGTGACTTACCGTCGCCACACGAACTTCGCCATGGAGTCTATTGAACAGACATTCAATGGCCAGGCCGATTTCGGTCGCCGTGTAACTTGCACGATCAGCCGTAATGGTGATCTTGCATACCGCACATACCTGCAGGTAACTCTGCCCGAAATTAACCAGTCTATGTCTACTGCTACTATTGGATCCGCGGTCGGTGCTGTATATGCCCGTTGGTTGGATTTCCCCGGTGAACAGATGGTTTCCCAGGTTGAGGTTGAGATTGGTGGACAGCGTATTGACCGTCAATACGGTGACTGGATGCACATCTGGAATCAGCTCACCCTTTCCAAGGAACAGGAGCGTGGATACTACCGCATGGTCGGTAACACCACTCAACTGACCTACATCACGGATCCTTCGTTCGCTAACATCGATGGTCCCTGTGACTCCAGCGCTCCCCGTCAGGTATGCGCTCCCCGTAATGCTCTGCCCGAGACTACTCTGTATGTACCTCTTCAGTTCTGGTACTGCCGTAACCCCGGACTTGCTCTGCCCCTGATTGCTCTTCAGTATCACGAGGTCAGAATTAACCTTGACATCCGTCCCATCGATGAGATGTTGTGGGCTGTTGGTAGTTTGGCTTGTGCCAACGACACCAACCTTAAGGTTACCACTGCTTACAATCAGTCTCTGGTTGCTGCTTCTCTGTACGTTGACTACGTCTTCCTTGATACCGATGAGCGTCGCCGTATGGCCCAGAACCCTCATGAGTACCTCATTGAGCAGCTTCAGTTCACTGGTGATGAATCCGTCGGTTCATCCTCCAACAAAATCAAACTGAACTTCAACCACCCCTGCAAAGAGTTGGTATTTGTTGTCCAGCCTGATGAGAATGTTGACTATTGCAGTTCTTTGACTTGTGCCAGTCTTCTGTACAAGACTCTCGGTGCCCAGCCTTTCAACTACACTGATGCCGTTGATGCTCTGCCCAACTCCATCATGGCCTTCGGAGGTCCTCAGTCTGTTGCTGCCAACAGCGTGGCCTTCATTGGTGCATCCGGTCTGTTCCAGGATGCTGGTGCTTTTGATGTTGAACCCGATTTCCTTCGTACAGATACACCTGCGACTTCCTTCTGGCACGGTGAAACCGGTGGACCAGGTCTTTACTCAGTTGCTGGTGGCGAAGGCGGTTTCGGTAATGTTGCCGATATTAACTCCGGTGTATCCGATGCCGGTACCTTCGTTCTTGCCGAATCTGCTCTGGACATGCACTGTTGGGGTGAGAATCCCGTTGTTACTGCCAAACTGCAGCTCAACGGACAGGACCGCTTCTCTGAGCGTGAAGGAACTTACTTCGACCTTGTTCAGCCTTACCAACACCACACCCGTAACCCCGATACCGGTATTTGCGTGTACTCATTTGCTCTGCGCCCTGAGGAACACCAGCCATCGGGAACCTGCAACTTCTCGCGTATTGACAACGCTACGCTCCAGCTTGTCCTTTCCAACGCCACTGTTGAAGGTACCAAGACCGCCAAGGTCCGTGTCTACGCCACCAACTACAACGTTCTCCGTGTCATGTCTGGCATGGGCGGATTAGCATATTCAAATTAATTTTTCTCATAAAATTGATAATTTATACCCATTACTTTCAAATAACAACTTAAAGACAATTCATATTTATAATTATATAACTATGAATTCGCAACCTGAATACGGTCAAATTGAATTTAATATCTGGAAACCTGTATATGCCCATAGAACTTGTAAAAAAACAAAAAAAAGTGAAATTATTATACAACCAAATTATGAAATTATATTTATTGATAACAAAGAATCACCATTTATTATAAGAAATAAAAATACAAAATATTATATAAATTGTGTAAATGAAAGATATAAATTAGCACATGATAAAGTTAATATATCATATCATCAATCTCATATAGCACTCGCATCTGCTTTTCCAACCATCCCTCCACTATATACTATTGACCATATAAATGAAGACCATACTGATAACCGCATTACAAATCTAATGTGGATGAAACAAAGTGAAAATTCACGAAAAGGACAGAAAAAATCAGTTAAAAATAGTAATGAAAATGGTGGTCGTAAATGTAAATATGTTATTATGAAAAAACCTGACCTGAATGATAAAAAAAATCGAGATAAATCAATAACAATAGGTTTATTTCGAAACGTTGATAAATGTGCATCATTTATTATTAATAATGTAATTCAAAAAGATACAAAACCTCAAATAAAAACCGTTTCAGCAAAAATCCGCAGGGCAATTGAAATCCCAGAATATACAGCATATAATTATTATTATGATGCATTTGAAATACAAATTGAAAATGAAGAGTGGAAACAACATCCAAAATATCCAGTATATCAAATTTCTACTCATGGTAGATTTAGAAATTCACACGGAATTATTGCACAACAATGTAAAAGTCGTAATGGTGCAAATTATAAACGGGCATCTATTAATAGTTCAAAACAATATATCCATAAATTAGTATGGGAAGCGTGGATGGGCGAAATACCAGAAGGTATGGATATTATGCATGATGATGAAGCACCTAAATGTGAAGATGGGTCATATAGAAATTGGTTATGTGACCTTTCAATTGGATCACGGAGTGAAAATATGAAATCATTTCACAAAAATAAATTAACAGTTACAGAAACTATAACCGAAAACAAAATCACAGAAAAAATACCTGAAACAAATCTCCTTTTACAAGGGAGAATATTTCCTAATAATCCAATTGGAGACTTAATGCGAAATGTTCCATTTGGTATTCAATATGTTAATAAAACAAAAAAACGCGGAAGTAAATATATGATGAGTCGTTTATATTCAAAAGGAAAATGTGATATAGGTACTACTGGAAAAGTAAAGATTTCAGATGAAGAAAAATTTCTTGAAGTTTTAAAATTATATCAGGAAAATTGTATGGAGGAAAAACAAGATAAGAAATATATGAAAATTAATATTGATGATTATAAACAATATATACCGAAATAATTTTAAGTAAATTAACTGTAAAAGTTTTTACTTTAAAATATTTTGAGGGATTTTAATAAATAATTAGAATTATATATATATATATAATAATGGGAAATCTTCTTTCAGATGAATCATCCCCACAGTCTCAACCTCTTTTAACAACACCACAACCAACACAACCAACACAACCATCACGACCTCCGCCACACACAATATCATCCCTACCGCGCAAAACACAACCTCCACCGCCAAAACAACAACAAAAACAACAAACACCACCAACTATACCATCTCCGCCAAAACAAAAACAATCCCAACAAATTCAAACAATAAATAAAAAACCTACAATTCAAGAAAAGAATAATGAAAATGATCAGTTGCCAGCGTATATGTTAAAATATACTATTTTAGCGAATTTGTCTTATTCTTATCCAACATATTTTTATTTGGGATTATCACTCTATAGTCGTTTTTTAAATGAAATAAAAAATGCGACTTTTACTTCAGTAAATGAAAAAAAATTAATAGGATTGAAACCTTATATAACAAGTTATAATACTATACAAGGAATAGAAATAATAAATAAAGTATTATCATATGAATCAAGATCAAAAATTTCAAATTCTTATAATAAAGATCTTCAAGATTTATTAAAATATGAAAAAAATCATGGTAAGAAAAAAGAAGGTGCAAAAAGCAAAACTACTTTAAATAAACATCAATTTGATATAAATCATCATTTAAATATGAATGAAAGTAAAGATTTTTTAAATAAAGATATTTTCAAAAATAATTATGCAACTATTTACATACATACATCAGATGATTTATCGTGTTACATTATAGCAGATATACAAAATAAAAATGAACCAGAAATTCATGTTGTATTTCGGGGTTCACGTTCATTAAAAAATGCCATTTCAGATATAAAAGGATTGACTAAAAAAAAGTTATGTAGTAACGATCCAAATATAGGAGCTGCTTTTAAAGGGGCTCTTCAATTAGAAGAAGAAGTTATTAATATTATATTTTATTCTATGGTTTATCTTCAGAAAGAATTTATTGAAAAAAATGGAATTAATAAAAAAGTAACTATATCTGTTACTGGACATTCTCTTGGTGGATGTTTATGTTCTATTTTTGCATTTTACTTATATAAAATATTAACAAATGAAAAGGTCAAATTATCATCTCAAAGTGGAGGAAGAAAAACAAAAAAAGCGAGAAAAACAAGAAAAACAAGAAAAACAAGAAAAACAAGAAAAACCATACAAAAAGCAGGACAATCTATTTCAATAAAAGATAAATTTAAATTTCCAATATATGTTATTGCTATTAGTTCTCCACGCCCTTTTAGTAAAAATTTAGAACAGAACTATGCAAAAGTTGTAAAAGAAAAATATATTAATCATATTAATTACACAACAAGAGGTGATCCTGTAACATCTATACCTCCAACAGCAATGAAATTTTATCATCCTATGGATTCAGAATTACAAAAGCAAAGTTTTATAAACAAATATAGTCCTTATAATATTCGTTCTGATTCAACCTATATATCTAAATTATTACATACATCAAATATTAAAGGAACTATTACACGTTCTAACCCTTTAGCACATGGTTCAATTGGTGGTATATCATTTTTATATGCAACTCATAATTACCAAGCAGGTTCTGATTTATCAACAAAAGGAAAAGCTGTTAAAATATTATTAATTAAACCAGAAAACAATGAAATATCTACTTCATCTCATTTATATCCTCTATCAATTAATAATAAAATTAATAATTATATTTCCTATGAAAAAAATATAATAAATAATTTATCAAGTGGTAAAGTTTTAGAGTATAAAACTACTGATAACACAGGTAATGAAATTATAGTGGTTCCTACTGAAGAAAATACACAAAATGTATCACATAAAGAAATAAGTAATGAATTACATGAAATAAATAAAAATCTTAATAATATACTTTGTGAATAATATACTTTGTGATTATTACCGTCTTTAAAATACCTTCGCAAAATCACCTTGTAAATAGTGATAAGTCAAAAAACTCAATAATCCGAAAATAACATCTATTAATAAATACCACCAAGCAATATTACTTTTATTTATTGCATAATAAGCAAATAATCCATAAAGCAGAGCATGAATAGGTCTTAAATTATTCCACCATATTTTACTTCCAAAAACCTCTGCTCCTGTTTTTCTTGAACCAGTAATATAAATTGTCATAAATCCGACAGCAGGTAAGAGCGCGAGATAACCTAAATATGGTAAATATTTAGAATTAATAGTTTTTGCTATATGAACAAATAATAAACGCGTTCCCATACAAGCAATTAAAAATAATAAAAATCTTTTTTGCAAATTATTCATTATAATATATATAATTATATTATAATGGCTAAGGTTTCTTCCAAAAATATGTTTTATGTTTTGGGTTCTATTTTAATAATTATTTTAATTGTAATGACTTTAAATTCAAGAGGAAAAAAACAAACTTCGGGAAGAATATCTCCTGCTCCTATATTTATCGGTCCTTCTTATACACCTGATCCTATTATTGTAGTAAGAGGTGGTAGACATGGAGGAGGAGGACATGGCGGTGGAGGAGGTTGGGGTGGAGGAGGATATGGAGGCGGAGGGCATGGAGGTGCTGGAGGAGGAGGTGGAGGTGGTGCTGGACATGGAGGTGCAGGTGGAGGTGCAGGCGGAGCAGGTGCAGGCGGAGCAGGAGCAGGCGGAGCAGGTGCAGGCGGAGCAGGAGCAGGCGGAGCAGATAAAGATTTAGTACCAGAATCTCAAGGAGGAGGTTCAGGAGGTGGATATCCAAAAGATCCATATCCATCTGAGGAACCAGTAGAAAAAATACCCGAAATACCAATTCCTCCTATTGTAATTCCTGAAGAAATTCCAAAAATTCCTCTCCCTCCCATAATAGAACCTTTAACATCTTTATATTCGGTTAATCCTTCAAATTCAACATACTCTCCATGCAATAAAAAATTATCTGCTGGAGATTTTTAAATACAACAATCGTGTTCAACCATTTCTTTAACCAAATCATCAAACTTATATTCAGGTTTCCAATCTAATTCCGATCGCATTTTAGTTGAATCTCCAAGTAATTCTTCTACTTCTGCTGGACGATAATATTTCTCATCTATAAAAATCATTTCTCTCCCAGTATTTACATCATAACCAATTTCATTTATTCCGCTTCCTTTCCATTGAATATTTATATTTTTCAATGAAAACGCTTTTTCTATAAATTCTCTTACGCTATGATATTCATTTGTAGATAAAATATAATCATCCGGATTTTCTGCTTGAAGGATGCGCCACATACCCTCTACATAATCTTTTGCATGACCCCAATCCCGCTTAGCATCAATATTACCCATTACCAGTTTTGCATTTTCATTTTCTAATATATTCCGCAACCCGCATGTAATTTTCCGAGTAACAAATGTCTCACCACGACGTGGACTTTCATGATTAAACAAAATTCCATTACACGCAAATATGTTATAAGATTCCCTATAATTCTTAGTAATCCAATAAGCATATAGTTTAGCAACACCATAAGGTGAGCGCGGATAAAATGGTGTTGTTTCTTTTTGTGGCACTTCCTGTACAAGTCCATATAATTCAGATGTGGAAGCCTGATAAAATCGGCATTTATCCATCATACCACTACTTCTAATGCCTTCTAACATTCTCAAAACTCCTACACCATCAGCGTCCGCAGTATATTCCGGCATTTCAAAGGAAACCTTAACATGACTCATCGCAGCCAAATTATATATTTCCAATCTTTCCATCTCAGGATATTTATCTCTAATTAAAGATAAAATATGCAATAAATTAGAACTATCAGTTAAATCACCATATTTAAGAGTAAGATTTGGATGATTATAAATATGATCAATACGTTGTGTATTAATATTAGAACATCGGCGAATAACCCCCCAAATTATATATTCTTTTTCCAACAATAGTTCTGCTAAGTACGATCCATCTTGCCCGGTAATACCTGTAATAAGAGCAATTTTCATTTTAAATTATTATATTAAACCACGTTTAATATAATTTATGATATAATACAATTTATGGTATAATATAATTTATGGTATAATACAATTTATGATATAATACAATTTATGGTATAATATAATTTATGGTATAATACAATTTATGGTATAATATAATTTATGGTATAATATAAATTATCCACTACCAACATCTCAAATATAACCACATTTATACGCTTTATTATTTACTAATCGAAAAGGTTTTCCGCACCCATATATCAACCCCTCTTTTGCTAATCTTGTACATATTTCTTCAGCAGCGTGTGGATTCATTCGTGTATGATTTACAATATATACTCCATGACGAAAAATACCACAATTTATTTCTGACGGCATTATGGACACAAGTAAATCACAATGAGGACATTGAACTGTTATCATACTTGCCATAAATTAATACTTTATATTTAAAATATATTAAAAAAATATATTAAAAAAATATATAGTGTTAATATATAAATGCAGATTTTTGTAAAGACACTTACTGGTAAAACTATTACGCTCGAGGTTGAACCTTCTGATAACATTGAAAATGTAAAGGCGAAGATTCAGGACAAGGAGGGAATTCCCCCAGATCAACAAAGAATAATTTTTGCAGGCAAACAATTAGAAGACGGTAGAACGTTAGCGGATTATAACATACAGAAAGAAAGCACTCTCCATCTTGTGCTTCGACTTCGTTAAGAAAATACCTTTTAATCAACAAATGACTTAAAGACATTTCCATATTAATAATTATACTAATATGGAAGAGTGCGGTAAATGTTCCAAAATTGGCGAATTAATGCCTAAACGTAAAATATGTAGAATTTGTTATAACGAGGAAAAACGAATTCAGCGTAATGATAAATATCCAACATCAAGAGAGGCAGAATGCACAAAATGTTTTAAAGTAAAAAAACTACCAAAAGGAAAAAAATGGTGTAATGAATGTAAAAACGATTATGAACGCGAGAGAAAAAGTAAATTAACTGGTGAAAAGAAAAAAGAAATAAATGAAAAAGGTAAAGAATATTATCAAAAAATAAAAGAAAAAGCAAATGAAGTTATATTTGATAAAACAGAAATAAAAAAATGTTCTATTTGTGAAGAAGATAAAACACTAGATAAATTTTATGTAGCAAAATGCAAAGGAACAATAAGATCAGAATGTAAAGAATGTGCTTCTAAATTTAGAAAACAATATTATTTAGATAATAAAAAAGCAATTAATAAACAAAATTCTGATTATCAAGTAAAAAAATATAAAATAGATCCTGCTTTCAAAATTAAAAAAACTTTGCGTTGCAGATTATATCATGCGCTTCGTAGTCAGGCAGCACAAAAAAGTAATCGCACACTTAAACTTACCGGATGCAATATTCCTTATTTAATGGGATATTTGGCAGCAAAATTTACAGAAGGTATGACTTGGGAAAATCAAGGAAAATGGCATATAGATCATATTAAACCATGTTCGAAATTTAATTTATTAGATGAAGAAGAACAAAAAAAATGTTTTCACTATACAAATCTACAACCTTTATGGGGTATTGATAATATAATTAAAGGAAATAAATATGAAGAAGTAACATCAATTGAAACACAAGAAACAGAAGAAATAATAAATGAATAAAATCAACAAAAATAAAATAAATTATACAATCCAAAAATTCTTATGTCTATATTATACATATGAATTTCTCTCCTTTCAGCATAAAAAACTTATTAAAACATGAAGAAAAATGGTGTAATTTCATGGGATATTTTAATCCATACTTAGATCCATTTAAGAATCATCTTACAGATAAGGTAACAATATATGATAAAGCTGCATATTATAAATATCCTGAGCATAATTATGTATATGATAAATTGTGGGTAGCCAAAAGTCAAAATTTAAATTGTGGAGAATTAGAAGAATTAAAAGGTAAAGAAAATTCAATTACTTATCCTATATTTATCAAACCGAGATGGGGACATTTAAGTGCAACATCTAAAAATTGTTTTAAAATCCATAATTCTGATGATCTCAAAAAATATAGTAATTTCAAATATATGATGTGGTCAGATTTTATTGATGGAACCGAAGGTATGACTGACTACATTTTACTCAATGGTAATATTGTGCATCAAATAACTTATGTTTATTCTGATAAGCAAAATGGTTTTACAGAAGAATGGAAATTAATCTCTCCACATTCAGAACCGCCAACAGTAATAACTGAATGGGTAAAGGAGCATATGCGCAATTATACAGGTATTGTGAATATGCAATATAGAAATGATAAAATCATTGAAGTCAGTCTTCGGTTTGCGAGAGGAGGTGCTTATATTATAAATACCGATAATAAGGCATTATTAGCCAATATCCATAATGTAGTTGCAAATAATTTTTGGGATTTCTCTCTACAACATAAAATGAAATTTAAACCATATTATTCAATAAAGTGTTTTACAACTCTTCCTATTATTTATATATTTCCTCAACATGTACTTGATTTTTTAGTAAAGAGTCAAACAAGTCATGGTTTTTATGAATATTATTTCGAACCAGCAGGTAAAGAAGGCACAGTTTTCCTGCAGTTTATGCACGACGATT